GTGCAAGCGATCGTAGACCTGTTCAACGAGACGCTGCCCGAGCTGCCAACCGTCGTCCTGATCAACAAGGGCCGTCAGGCCACTGTGAAAGCCCGCTGGAACGACAGCGAGGTTCACCAGGATCTGGACTTCTGGCGCGACTTCTTCGAATCGGTCCGTGCCAGCGACTTCCTGATGGGCAAGACCCAAGGCCGTGATGGCAAGCCTTTCCGCTGCAGCTTCGATTGGCTGCTGTGCCCGTCCAACTTCGTGAAGGTCGTCGAGGGTAACTACCATGCATGATCCCTACAGCCTCGAAGCCGAGCAGGGCGTCCTTGGCGCGATGATGATCCGCCCCGAGCTGATCGACACCCTGAGCGATGGCCTGACCCCGAGCGACTTCTACTTCGCCGACAACGAGGAAGTGTTCCGCGCAATCCTTGAGATGCACGGCAAGGGACAAGGCGTCGACTACATGACCGTCGCCGAGCACATTGGCACCCTGCAGAGCGGCGATTTCGCCCTGGGTTACACGGCCACCCTGCACAAGAACACCCCGAGCGTCGCCAACGCTGCGACCTATGCCCGTATCGTCGCAGACCGCGCCACTGAGCGAGCCCTAATGACCTGCGGCGAGCGTATCCACGAGATCGCGTGCAGCGATCAGGATGTGGTCGACAAGGTTGCTGCCGCCCAAGCAGAGGCGATGGCCATTCAGACCGGCGTCGGTGATGACGAAGTGGTCATGGCCGCCGACATTTTCGGCGAGCAGGTCGAGGTCTGGCAGGAGCGCCAAGACCGCCATGCCCGAGGCGAGACGCTCATCGGCCTTTCGACTGGCCTTGACGACCTGGACGAAGCAACCGGCGGCTTGCAGCCGGAGCAACTGATCATCGTTGCCGGCCGGCCAGCGATGGGGAAGACCACGCTTGCCATGGGTTTCGCTGCTAGCGCCGCGATCCGTCAAGGCAAGTCGGTCCTTGTCTTCAGCCTGGAGATGAGCAAGGGACAGCTGATCGATCGCCTGACCGCTGCGGAAGGTAAGGTCCCGCTGAAGCTGATCAAGAACGGCACCGCCGCGTTTGACCATGGCGCTGAGATGCTGTCGGCAGGCGCAGCTATCAAGCGGGCTCGCCTCGGCATCGCTGATCGAGCCGGCGTGACCATGAATCGCATTCGCGCAATCGCGCGCAAGCACAAGATGAGACGCGGTCTCGACCTGATCGTGATCGACTACCTGCAGCTGCTTGACGGCAACGGCGGCAGCGGCAACCGCACCGAGGAAGTCAGCGCAATGAGCCGCGGCGCCAAGCTGCTCGCTCGTGAGCTGAAGATCCCAGTCGTGATGCTCTCCCAGCTCTCTCGCAAATGCGAAGAGCGCCCGAACAAGCGGCCGATTCCGGCTGACCTGCGCGAGTCCGGCGCCATCGAGCAAGACGCCGATGTGATCCTCTTCGTCTACCGCGACGAGGTTTACAACGAGAACAGCGAATACAAGGGCGTCGCCGAAATCATCATCGGCAAGGGCCGGGACATCGAGACCGGCACCGTCCGCGCCGCGTTCCGTGGAGACATCAACCGCTTCGACAACCTGGCCGCCGGCTGGCAAGAGCCAGAAGACCGCCCGACCAAGCCCGCCAAGGTCGCAAGCCTTGCTGGCCGCTACGGGAGGTCCGCATGAAGCACATCAACGAACTGCTCGAACAGTGCCTTGACCGCATGGAAGGGCAGCAAGAGTCGGCGATGAACCGCATGCGTGTTCGTCAGCTGCTAGCCAAGGTCCGCGCCAAGCGTGCCGAGCGCCGGAGGGCCGCCGCATGACCGCCCTCCAGCAGCACGCCATCCAGCTCCTGCAGCGCCAGGGCTACCAGATACGACACACAACCGGGGCAGGCATAGGCCTATCCCGCGGCAATGACCATCGCGTCGTGGATGAGCACGGCAAACAGATTCGCGGAGTGGGAGCACGGAAATGACCGATTACATGGAGATGAAAGAAGCCTACGAGCAGGCCCGCACAGCTCCCGATCCAGCCGACAAGGCCAGCGCTCAACAGATGCTTAGCGAGATGCACGGCGTTGCTGCTGTGCGGGAGCGGCTGCAGGGGCAGGGCGCAGAGGAATGCGAGGAGTGCGGCATTGAGATTCCCGAGGCGCGCCGTCGTGCTGCGCCGTGGGCGGTATGCTGCGTGGACTGCCAGGGCCTGCGGGAGCGTCGCCATGGCTGACCTTATGCTCCGCTCCGACATGGACCGCCAGCGCCTGATCAGCTTCCTGCAGGGCTTGGACCTCTCCAAGCCTCGCAAGGTGGCTATCACCGAAGTGCGCAGCAAGCGCTCTGACGCCCAAAACCGTCTGCTCTGGCAGTGGAACGGCCTGATCCAGCAGCACCTTCGCGAGTCGTTCGGGCAGATCGCCAGCGCTGAGGAATGGCACGAAATACTGGTCAGCAAGCTATGGCCGTCAGAGGTGCACCCGGTGGAACTGCCTGACGGCACCCGGTACCGAGTCGGCCGCGCCAAGACACGAGCCTTCACGATCCAGCAGATGACCACTTACCTCGAGCTGCTTGACGCCTACTGCGCCGAGCACCTGGGCCTGCTGCTGCCGCACCCGGAAGACCTGATGTACGCCATCTATGGCGAGCGGAGGGCAGCATGACCCGCATTGTTTCCAAGAAGCTCCGCGACAGCGCCAAGGGCCAGAGCTGCACCCTTCGCCTTCCAGGCTGCGGCCACGATGACGGGACGGTGGTGCTGGCTCACATCCCGTGCGGCCACAAGGGTGTAGGCATGAAGGGTCCGGATGTCATCGCCTGCTTCGCCTGCGACCACTGCCACTCCGTGCTCGATGGCCGGCGCCGCGGCGAACTGACCGAGGGCGACCTTCTGCGCGCCCTGGCTGAAACACAACTGATCTGGTTCCGCGATGGGCTTCTGGCTGTGAAGGGGGCCGCATGAGCAAGACAGCCCAACGAAAGCGCGCCCTCTACGACCAAGGCTATGAGCACGGCCGCACAAACCATCACTTCTATTGGAAGCGCCATCCGTTCATGGATGTGTACAGCCGCGGCTACAGCGCCGGGCAGCAGGATCGGTGGAGCGCGGCAAAGAAGGTCCGTGACACCAGCGGCGCTCTGTTTGGCCCTGCCCTGTTTGCCGGTGTGCTGGTTGCAGGCGCAGTGCTGATAGCAGCAGTGAGCGCTGCCGCATGAAGACCTGCCCCGTAGACGCCACCCACAAGACAACGGCCTTCAGCAGCCGGCAGACCCTGTACTGCCACGACTGCCGCAAGGAACACCCATGGCCGCTAAAGCCAGGCCAGATACCCCTGATCGCAAACAACAGAGCAACGAGGAAGCCGCAATGAAAGCGCACGAGTTCCTAGGTAAAGCCCAAGCCCTGATGGAAGAGCGCGGCAAGCAGTACGACGCCCAGGATGGCGAGCGCTCCATGTGGCGCACCGTTGAGGCGTTCAACGCGATCACCGGCCGGAACCTTACTGAGGCAGAAGGCTGGTTGCTGCTGCAGATCCTGAAGGACGTTCGCCAGTGGCAGAACACCAGCTACCACGCCGACAGCGCCGAGGATTGCGTGGCCTATGCCGCGCTGAAGGCTGAGGCACTGAGCGGGCTGGCCAGCGCATGAAGCTCTCGCGAATCGACGTGATAGGACAGAACGGCAATGACGGCGAGCACTACGACGGCGTTGGCCGGGAATGGCTCATTCAATCTGGCCTCATTGCCAGCAGCGGAGCGGATGAAGATCGAGGCGCAGAAGCACGGCTATCTGATCCTGCACAAGCTCAAGGGGATGACCGGGCCAGCACGGCAGGCGAGGGGGCGCGAACTGATGGATCGTGTGCCCGAAACTGTGCGGCCTGCGGTTGCCGAGTGGATAAAGGCGAGGGCAGGTAGATGACAGCCGCCAGACGCATGCAAGCCCTGGGGCGCCTCCCAGTCGGCCAGCTCAACAAGACCGAGGAGGCGTACCGCCAGCACCTAGAGGTCCGCAAGTTCGCCGGCGAGATCGCTTGGTACCGCTTCGAGGGAATCAAGCTGCGCCTGGCTGACAAAACGTTCTACACGCCGGATTTTGCAGTGATGTTGGCGAACGGCGTGCTGCAGCTACACGAAGTTAAAGGGTTCTGGACCGATGACGCGCGAGTGAAAACCAAAGTCGCCGCCGACCAATACCCGATCCAGATCATCGCCGTAACCGCCAAGACCAAAAAGGCGGGCGGCGGCTGGGCAATTGAGGAGTTTTGAATGGCCAACACTGCAGGGGTGAAGTTGCAGCCCGGCGAGCGTTACTCGACGAAGTATCCAGGTTACATCCTGCGCGCTGACGGCTCGCTGAGAAAGCCGTTCGAGCGACGCGACAAGCAGAACAGGCAGCGCTGCGCCAATCGGTACTACGACGAGATGCCATGCTCCGTTTGCTCAGCTGAGCATCTGGTGGACCGGAACAACAAGAAGACACAGTCGCGATTTTTCTGCTCCGCAAAGTGCAGGGCTCAGGCTGTTGCCGCTCCAGATGGCTCGAAGAAGAACAAGCGTGGGCGCACAGAAGACAGCCACATTCTTGTGAAGTGCGGGAATCACCCAGCGGCCAAAAAGGGTTTTGTCCCTGAACATCGACTTGTAATGGAGTCGATGCTGGGCCGGTACCTGTCGCCCGAAGAGCGCGTTCACCACATCAACTGCATCAAGAGCGATAACCGGCCAGAGAACCTTGCTCTATGCAAGGACGATCGCGAGCACTTCCTCGCGCACGGCTCCCTGAATAAATGCGTTGAGGCCCTAATAGAGGCCGGAGTCCTGCTGTTCGATCGGGAGCAAATGCAATACAGGGTCAACGACGCAAGCCTTAAGGGCCAAGCGGTGGCCGACGCCATTTTGATCGCCCGATTTGGGGCTAAAGGGGAGGCAGCATGATCTACCAGAACGTGGTTTCCGCAGTAGTGCGCGCCCTGGCGTCCGAGGTCATCAACAGTGCGGGGGGCTGCGATTTTGAGCCTAAGGTTCAAGCAGCTCGGGTGCCGGGCGCGATCTGCGGCAAGGAAGAGGCATTTCTCACGGACTGTTGGGTACATGGCCGTCTCCACAAGGCGCTGCCAGTTGGTCTGTGGCTGGCTCTTGTGGCCAAGTACAGCACCCATCTGGAGCGCAAGCACGATGCAATGGTGGCGCTGGCCGGGGCTGTGAAGTCGCCGGCACCGGAGCGGTTCGTTCAGTGTGCAGTGGCTACATGGGCATTCCCGAAGCTGCCTGGAGTTGAAGGGAAGCGCAGCACGAGCGTATTGCCTGCCGCATGGTATGAGCTTGACCGTTGGGACGAAGACGGCCGTCCTCAGAAGACCCTGGAGCGGTGGCGGCGCGACATCCGCCGTGACTTGGAGCGCCAGGTGGATCAGGCGCTTGTCGAAGCGCATGAGATCCTTGCTCGAGAGGGGTTGATCCTGGGGGAGGCGGCGTAATGAGCCTGACGCAAGATCGCCTAAAGAAGCTACTGCGATACAGTCCCGTAGTTGGTGTTTTCGAAAAATTGATAGGCGGTGACAGGAAAAGCCGGCCTAGACGCTGGGTGCTTGCCGGAGGCGTCAGACGCGATACTGGATACATCATGATATCTGTCGACGGCAAAAGTTACGCAGCTCATCGGCTTGCGTGGCTCTACATGTACGGCGTGCTTCCGCAAGAGGAAATCGACCACATCGACGGGGACCGATCTAACAACGCCATCAACAACCTGCGGCTTGCCACTCGCTGCGAGAATATGTGGAACACGGCTTGCCATAAGAGAAATCGATCAGGAATCAAGGGCGTCAGCTGGGACAAGGCGCGCAGGATGTGGGTTGGCAGGATAAAAGCCGAAGGGAAGGTTGCATTCAATGCCTACTTTAAGACTCTTGAGGAGGCAGAGGCTGCAATGACTGAGGCGAGGGCCAGGATCCACGAGGAATTCGCGAATAACGGTATTCATGGCTATGTTGCTGAAGAACTACTTGACGCAGGTTGAACCACTGAGCCACTATATGTCCATCCTGTCGATCTTGCGCATTAAGGATTGACACACAACACATGAAGCCCCGGCACAGAGCAATCTGGTCGGGGCTTTTTCGTTTCGGGCGGAACCTGGCTGATAAAGGCCTCGCCATCCTGCGCCCACCCATTCGCACCGCATCGCGCAATAGAGTGCAGCGCCACGGCAGCTTAAGCGGCCTAACGTGCAATGCAGTGCAACCCTATTCCGGCCCCATGCCTGCCTCCTTGCCCCGAGCGGATCGCACGCGCATGTGAGGCCGGACCAAACACCAACGAGACTCCACTATGACCGACAGCCATGAGGGCAGGACAGTGCATGAGCGAGTCGGCGCCCTGGAGCAAGAGGCTGCCGTCACTCGGCATCGCCTAGACAGATTCGACCGGGACCACGCGCAGTCACCCAACCGCCTGACCAAGCTCGAGCAGCAGTTCGAGCACATGACCCGCCAGCTCACTGCAATCGGAGAGAGCCAGGATGAGGTATCAGGGAAGGTGGACACGTTGAGCAACAAGCTCACCTATGGGATCGGTGCCGGTGTGGTGCTGGTAGCCGTTTTCGACAAGCTGTGGCCGTTCGTGGCCAAGGGTTTCGGCTCATGAACCTGATCCCCGAATGGCGCAAGTGCTGGCGTCTGACCAGTGTGCAGCTCGCCATTCTCACCGCAGTGCTCAACGCAGCAGCCGGTGCATGGGTAGCGTTCGAAGGCCACATCAGCCCAGTCGCATGGGCCAGCGTGAACATGATCCTCGGCGTGGCAATGGCTATCGCTCGGGTGGTGTCGCAGCCGAAGGTGACTGGAGAGCAGCAATGAAGCAGCAGCCTCCATGGATACACAGGTTCGATGACGGCCGCGGTGTCCGCAAGGTCTTCCTCGATGGGGAAGAGATCAAGATGGCTGTTTTCGCCGACCAGCAGCGCGGCATTGTGGATCGCTATCGCCAGCCGCTCACTATCGACAAGCGCAGCCAGTCGTTGATCACTGAGCGCCTGCATGGCTGCGTGGAGGTTGTATGGCCAGAGTGCAGCTAGTAGCCGTAGTCAAGATTCGCTGGTGGCTGCGCCTGTATCTCGTCGGAGTGGTTGCGGCCTCTCGCATCGCTGGACTTGACCCGGATTGGCAAAAGGTCAGTCAGTGGATTCGGCGCGGCACAGTGATTCGCTTCAAGGCGGCACAGTGAAACGCCTCCACGCCATCCTACTGCTACTCCGCATCGCCGCCTGTGTCGCTGTGATGATCGGGAAAGAGGTGTGGCTGGCAGCGAGAGCAGCGTGGAAAGAGAGCCGGAATGATCACTATCAAGGCGCCCGACGCAAAGCTCGCCCAAGAGCAGCTCGATAAGTTCGCAAAGCAGATCCCGTTCGCCACTGCGCTGACCCTGACCAATGTGGCCAAGCTGGTACAGAAGGGCGAAGTCTCGGTGATGACCAAGCGCTTCGACCGACCGACCAAGACCACGCTCAACAGCGTATTCGTAAAGCCCGCACTGAAGACCAGATTGCAATCCAAGGTTTGGCTCAAGGATGCGTGGGCGTCTGGAATCCCTGCTGACAAGTATCTGCAGGCTCAGGTGTACGGCGGGACACGCTCACGCAAGCGCTTCGAGAAGGCGCTGATACGTAGAGGCCTGATGCGCCCTGACCAGTACGCCATGCCGAACAAGGCGTTCTTCGATCAGTACGGGAACATCAAAGGCCAGCTGGCCATGAAGATCCTGTCAGGCCTAGGGGCTGCAGAGTCGACTTCTGGATCACAGCACAACGCGAGCAACAGTAAGCGCAGTCTAAGGAAAGGCAACGCTGACCGTTACTTCGTTGGAGAGGTGGACGGTGAGGCTGGTGTGTGGGAGCGAAAGAAGATCGGGAGGGAGATAGGCGTTAGGCCTGTGTTTATCTTCACCGATGCAGCTCCCAGGTACAGGGTGCGAGTCCCGTTCTTCAAGATCGCAGACAACATCATCAAGGCGAACTTCGATAAGGAGTTCGTGAAGGCATTCGAGCGGGCTGTGTCGACTGCGAGGTGATGCACCGATGTGGTGCGAAATTGTAAATCTATAAAATCTTATTTTTTTAAGAACGAAAACAGGTGGAGGGCTCTAGGCCCACCCCCATTGGGTCCTCCTGGGCACCCCGGGCCTTGCGGGTAATTCGCGCCCCGCCTTTTCGCTTCATACGAACTTTTTCCAGCTGGACCGCTTCCGGTTCCGGGACGAACACGCATGGCCACTCAAATCGAAGTCGCACAGCACCTCGATATCAGTGACCGGCAGGTGCGAAATCTACTGACAGATGGCGTTCTGCCTAGCTCTAAGGGCGCTGGCGGTTTGGATATTGACGCCTGTCGCTTGGCGTACATCAGGTATTTGCGCGGGATCGGGAATGGCCAAGTCCGACCGGAACCGCCAGCCGATGAAGACGGCGACGACAAGGACACTGCCAAGCGCCTAGAGCAAGAACGCCTGCGACTGACTGCAGCCCAGGCCGAAGGGCAAGAACTGAAGAACGACATCACCAAACGGAAGTCGGTCCCTACCGAATTTGCCACCTTCGTGCTGTCGCGCCTGGCCGCTGAAATCGGGTCACTGCTCGACACGCTGCCGCTGACACTCAAACGCCGCCATCCAGACCTAGAGGTCCGGCACATCGAATCGGTCCAGCGCGAGCTGGCCAAGGCACGCAACCGGGCGGCGACCCTAGATGACCGCCTGCCTGGATTGCTCAATGAATATCTCGACACCGCAGATCAGTGAGCTGGCCGGGGCCGTGCGCCTCGGTCTGGTTCCGTTGTCGCGCCCGGTGCCGATGACGCCCGTTGAATGGGCGGATGAGAATTTCTATCTCTCCAGCGAGTCGTCCTATCAGGAAGGCCGCTGGGAGACGCTGCCGTTTCAGGTTGCCATCCTTAACGCGATGGGCAACGACGAGATCCGCACCGTCAACGTGATCAAGTCGGCCCGTGTTGGCTACTCGAAGATGCTGCTCGCTGCGTCGGCCTACCAGATCGAGCACAAGCGCCGGAACATCCTGTTGCTGCTGCCGACCGATGGCGCCGCGGCCGGGTTCATGAAGGCCCACGTCGAGACGATGATCCGCGACGTGCCGAGCATCTACGCGCTTGCGCCTTGGTACGGCAAGAAGCACCGCGACAACACGCTGGACACCAAGCGCTTCAGCCACAGCAAGCAGCTCTGGTGCCTTGGCGGAGCCGCGGCGAAGAACTACCGCGAGAAGTCGGTCGACACCATCATCTATGACGAGCTGGCCGCATTCGAGCCGGACGTCGAGAAGGAAGGTAGTCCGACATTCCTTGGTGACAAGCGGATTGAGGGCTCGACCTTCCCGAAGTCCATCCGAGGCAGCACCCCAAAGATCAAAGGCACCTGCCAGATAGAGGCGGCGGCGAGCGAATCGCCCCACTTGTTCCGGCTGCATGTGCTGTGCCCTCACTGCCAGGCTGAGCAATTCCTGAAGTGGGGCGGCAAGGACTGCGCGTTCGGCATCAAGTGGGACGCAGGTAGCCCGGGCAACGCCTGGTACGTCTGCGAACACAACGCCTGCATGGTCCAGCAGCACGAAATGCAGGAGCAGCATGCCAAGGGGCGCTGGATCTGCGAGAAAACCGGCATCTGGACACGCGACGGGCTGGACTATTTCAGCGCCGACGGCGAGGTCATTCCGACGCCTGACTCAGTCACCTTCCACATCTGGACGGCATACAGCCCGTTCACGACGTGGGGGCGCATCGTTCTGGACTTCTACAAGGCCAAGGACGACCGAAACAAGCTGAAAACCTTCGTCAACACCACCCTGGGCGAAACCTGGGAGGAGGACGAAGGCGAGAAGGTCGAATGGGAACACCTATATGCCCGCCGCGAGGTGTGGGAGGTGCTGCCCGAGCGCGCTGTGATCCTCGTCGGCTTCATCGATACACAAGATGACCGCTACGAAGGTCGCGTGTGGGCTTACGGGCCTGGCGAGGAGTCCTGGCTTGTTGACCGCTGGATTCTCAATGGTGACCCGGCCAGTGAGGAGCTACGCCGCAAGGTTGGACTCCGGCTGCATGACACCTACCGGCGCGCCGACGGCAACGTCCTCCGCGTCGCGCTGTGGGGCTGGGACTCCGGCGGGCACTACACCGATGAGGTGTACGCCGAAAGCCGCAAGCACGGCATCATGTGGGTCATCCCGACCAAGGGCCACAGCATCTACGGCAAGCCGATTGCGGACTTCCCGAAGACGAAACACAAGTCAGGCACCTACCTGACCATGATCGGCACCGACAACGCCAAAGAAACGATCTACAGCCGCCTGCGCATACAGCCGCAGCCCGGCGCCGCGGTTCCAGGCTGCATCCACCTGCCGGCAAACGACGAGATCTGCGACGAGGACGAGCTGAAGCAGCTCACCGCCGAGCGCAAGGTGATGAAAGTCGTCAAGGGTAAGCGAATGCACATGTGGGACGCGAAAGGCCGGCGCAACGAAGCGCTGGACTGCTGCGTCGGCGCCCTGGCCATGCTTCGCGTGGCTCAACAGCGCTTCGGCGTCGATCTATCCATAACCCATCAGCCAACCCAGCGGGCCAGACCGACTCGCGGGGTTCGCAGCACAGTCAACTGAGGCCCAACATGACCGAAGCCGAAAAGCGGCTCGCAGAAGTGCGGGCCGCGATCAGCCGCATCCTGAACAACGGCCAAATGGTTCGAAAGGGTGACCGCTCGGTGCAGTACGCCGAACTGTCTGCCCTGCAGAAGCAGGAAGCCCAGCTGCAGCAGCAAATCAACGCCGCCAAGCGCGGACGCAATCGCATCTCCTACATGAGCATCTGACCATGGGCATTTTCACGAAATCGCCCGAAGAGAAGCTGCTCGCGCAGGCGGTCAAGCTGGCGACCCAGCAGGGCAAGGCGATGGTGCAGGGTGGCGGCGGCGGCGTGGAAACGCGCTGGCGTGGTGCATCCCGCGTACTGCGCAGCATGTCGAGCTGGATCCCGGCGCTAGGCAGTCCGCGACGCGACTTGTCATCGCCGGAGCGCAAGACGCTGGTTGCCCGTTCACGTGATGCGATGCGCAACCACCTGATTGCTCGTGCTGCTGTTGTGCGCAACCGGACCAGCGTTGTCGGGACTGGGCTTATCTGCCGGCCGCAAGTCGATTGGGAAGCGCTGGGCATTACCGAAGAGGCTGGCGAGCAGCTGAATGCCGCGCTTGAGCGTGAGTGGACGCTGTACGCAGAGAACCCGCTGGAGTGCGACGCCGAGGCGACGCTGAATCACTACCAGCTTCAGGCGCTGGCCCTGGTGTCTGCGCTGACTGGCGGCGACTGCTTTGCGACCACGCCGGACATTGATCGGCCGGGCACCGTCTACAGCACTCGCTTGCAGCTGATCGAAACCGACCGGGTGACCAACCCGAACAACAGCTCCGACACGGCAACGCTGATCGAAGGCGTCGAGATCGACGAATACGGTGCACCGGTAGCCTTTCACATCTGCAACGGCTACCCGAACGACCCTGTTCCTGGTCAGCGGCTTGAGTGGACCAGAGTCGAAGCCTTCGGCTCGCAAACAGGCCGTCGTCGTGTGCTGCAAATCTGGTGCGACAAGGACCGCCCCGGCCTGAAGCGCGGCGCGCCGTACCTGGCGCCAGTTCTTGAGCCTCTGCAGAAGCTTGAGCGCTACGCTAGCGCCGAGCTGATGGCAGCGATCATCTCCGCGATGTTCACCGTGTTCCTGAAGAAGGGCGAGGCGTTCGACAATAACGGCCTTGGCCTGTCGGCTCTGACCGATGGAGAAAGTACAGCGATCGATCAGCCGCCTGTCCAGTTGGGCGAGGGCGCCGTCGTGGACCTGGCGCCCGGCGAAGAGCCGATGATCGCCAACCCAGCCCGGCCGAATGCGCAGTTTGACCCGTTCTTCACCAGCGTCGTTAAAGAGATCGGCGCCGCGCTGGAGTTGCCAATGGAAGAGCTGATGCTCTACTACAGCAGCTCATACAGCGCAGCCCGTGCCGCCATGCTCCAAGCCTGGCGCGCATTCAACATGCGCCGCTGGTGGCTGGTGTGCGACTTCTGTCAGCCGTCCTACGAACTGCTTGTCGATGAGGCAGTCGCCCGCGGCAGGATCAAGGCGCCTGGCTACAGCGACCCGGCACGGCGTCGGGCCTATACCAGAGCCATCTGGATCGGGCCGGCCAAAGGCGCAATCGACGAGCTGAAGGAAGCCAAGGCGGCCCGCGAGCGGATCGACATCGGCGTCAGCAACGAAACCATCGAAGCGGCGGCCATGACCGGTGAGAACTGGCAGCAGATCTACCGTCAGCGCAAGCGCGAGATGGATCAGCGCAAGGCTGACGGCATGGTGCCGCAGGCAAACGGTGGCGCGCCGATGCCACTACCCGAAGAGGAAATCCCATGATCAAGGCTTTCGAGCTGGCGGCCGAGCGCCCCTGGCTGATCACTGAGTCGGCGCTTGATCAGCTGATGGCCATCGCTGACCGCATGGGCGACCCCGAGGCGCTGGAAACGCGCCTTGGCCGCCCGCTGGACAACAGCCAGTCTGCAGTCGTGCGTGATGGCGTCGCGATCATCCCGGTCACCGGCCCGATCTTCCGCTACGCGAACATGTTCACCCGCATCAGTGGCGCGACCAGTACCCAGGTGCTGGCCACCGACATTCAGGCGGCGCTGGATAACCCGCAGGTCCGAGGCATCGTGCTAAACGTCGACTCGCCTGGCGGGGAGGCCAACGGCATCAACGAGCTGTCCGACCTGATCTACGCTGCCCGTAGCAAAAAGCCGATCAAGGCCTACGTCGGCGGCATGGCTGCCAGCGGCGGCTACTGGATCGCCAGCGCGGCCAGTGAAGTGATCATCGATGACACTGGTATGGCCGGCAGCATCGGCGCCGTGGTCGAGATCAAGCTGGGCGACGACAAGGAAAGCGGCAAGCGCTACCAGATCGTCAGCCGAAACGCACCGAACAAGCGGCCCGACCTGTCCACCGAGGGTGGGCGCGCCAAGATCGCCGAAACAATCGACGCCCTGGGGGATGTGTTCGCCGCGAAGGTGGCACGCAACCTGGGCGTTGATCCTGAAGACGTGCCGGCCATGGGCGACCATGGCGGCATCAAGATGGGCGCCGCCGCCGTCGAGGCGGGTCTGGCCCACCGATTGGGCTCGCTTGAGTCCGTGATCGCTGACCTGGCCCGCCCGGCAGCAAACCAACAGAGGAAACCCTCCATGCAGGTTAAAACCACTGCGGAGCTGCGTGCTGCCATCGAGGCCGGCACCGACCCGCTTACCATCGAGATCGCCGAGCCGGTCATGTCCGAACCTGTCGACGTAGACGCCATCAAGGCTGAAGCGTCTCAGGCCGCAGTGACCGCCGAGCGTGAGCGCATCAAGGGCATCAACGCCCTGGCTGCAGTCGGCTTCGAAGAGGAAGTGCAGACTGCTATCGACACCGGCCTGAGCGTCGAGGCCACTGCGCTGAGCCTATACAAGGCATCGCAGGACCGCGGCGTAACGCTTGGTGCGATCAAGAGCGACGCCAAGTCCGCTGCAGCTGCCAGTCCGAAGGGCGGCGCCGAAAAACCCACCATCTCCGCAAAATCCATCTGGGCACAACGCCAAGGCCGAGGAGCGTAAAAAATGAGCTACGAAAAAGTAACCATGGGCGCCCGCGTCGGCGAATTCCTGCTGAGCGAGGCCAGTGGCGAGCGCTCCCGTGAAGAAGTCACCCTGGCCGCAACCACCGTTGCGCTGTCGGCCGGCACCGTTCTGGGCAAGGTCACCGCGACTGGCCACTACGCGCCGTACGATGGCGAGGCAACCAACGGCACCGAGACTGCTGCCGCGATTCTCTACGGCAACAAGCCGGTGTCCACCGAAGTGCAGCCAGCCGCTGTCGTCGTACGTGATGCCGAAGTCGTCGGCGAACTGCTGGTCGGCTCCGACGCCGCCGCCGAAGTCGAACTGCTCGCCCAGGGCATCGTCGTCCGCTAACCCAACCCCTGCTTTCCGAAGCCGCCCGAGAGGCGGTTTTTTCGTTTCTGGAGAACGAACATGCCCGATTTGAACGTATTCGAAGGCGATGCCTTTTCGACCATCAGCCTGACCAAGGCCATCAACACAGCGCCGGACGGCCAGAAAGTGCCGACCCTGATCGATTCCCTCTTCGAAGAAGAAGGCATCAGCACCACGGCTGTGTACATCGAGCGCGACAACGACAGCCTGTCCCTGGTCCCGGCCAAGGATCGCGGCGCGCCGGCTGACGTAACCGTCGGCAGCAAGCGCGACAAGATTCCGTTCCAGACTTTCCACCTGCCGACCCGCGGCAAGATCCTGGCTGACGAGGTGCAGAACATCCGCGCTTTCGGCTCGGAAACCGAGATGGAAAGCGTCGAAGCCATGGTGCAGAAGCACCTGATGAAGATGCGTAACCGCATCGACGCTACTATCCGCTTCCAGCGCGCTGGCGCAATCACCGGCAAGATCTACGACGCCGACGGCACCAAGGTGCTGCTGGACCTGCATGACCGCTTCGGCATCACGCAGAAGACCCAGGCCATGGCTCTCGGCACTGACACCACCAAGGTGCTGCAGAAGGTCACCGACGCCAAGCGCAAGTCCGAGGACAACATCGGCGACAGCGGCGTGATTACTGGCTGGATGGCCATCTGCGGTCGCGGCTTTTTCGATGCCTTTACCAACCACCCGGTTGTGGAAAAGGCGTTCGACCGCTTCAACGACGGCCAATTCCTGCGCGACGACAAGCGCATGTCCGGCTTCAGCTTCGGCGGCGTGATGTGGCAGGAGTTCTACGGCAAGGTCGGCAACATCGAGTTCGTCGGCGCGAATGAGGCCTACCTGGTTCCGCTGGGCGTCGATGGCCTGTTCGTCACCAACTTCGCCCCGGCTGACTACATGGAGACCGTCAACACCAACGGCCTGCCGTACTACGCCAGCCAGGAACTGCTGCCGCACAACAAGGGCGTTGACCTGGAAGCGCAGTCCAACCCGCTCAGCCTGTGCACCCGCCCGGGCGCAATCATCAAGCTGACCATCTGATGTTTGGCGCCGACATTGACAGCGCTGTCATGGCGGCGCTGAACGATGGCTGCGGTGACTACTTCGACGCCGCGGGGCAACTCGCGGCGCGGGGTATTCCGCTGATCGTGGATCACAACCTGGTGCAGAACGGCCCTGATGGGCTGTTTGTCAGCGACATGACCGGCATCACCTTCAGCAAGGCAGACCTGTGCAAGGTAAGCCGGGGCGGCGTGTTCGTCTTCGGCAAGCGGCGCTATCTGGTCGAAGAGCCGGTTTCTGACGACGGCCAGATGTGCACGATGGCCTGCATGGAGTCCCGATGAACATTCTCACCGAAGCGCGTCTGGCTCTTGTGGCCAGGCTGCAGACGATCACGGTTGCCAATGGCTACCGGACGAATGCGGGGCAGAACGTGAAAACGGGCTGGTTCAGCGAGGTGCTGGAGTCGGACTCGACGACATTCCCGCTGATCTGCTTGCAGAAGGCGAAAGGCGGAGATCCGGTCGAAGGGCCTGGCGTTATCCAGATGGCTCCCGGCTTCTACGTTATTGGCGCAGTCGATGCCGGCCTGGACGACTACGACGACGCGCTGGAAGACATCGAGCTTGACCTGATCCGCTGCCTAATCACGCCGAAGGGGCCACCAATCGAGTGGATGCCGCGCGGAACAACTGCCGTTTCCCTTTCCACGTCTGAGCACTTCCCGCCCGGCAACGGCGAAAGGGCGTCGAGCGTGATGCTCCCGATACAGCTGGCACTGAACATCCGGCCATAGCGCCAAACCCAACATCAAGCCCGCCATGAGCGGGTTTTTTTTCACCCGGAGAAAACTCGCATGGCCAACTACGCATACATGGGCAAGGGCATTGTCAGCCTGACGCCGGAGGCAGGCGGCCCCGCCGTCGACGTGGGCAACGTGTCCGCGCTCAACTTCAACATCAACGAGAACATCATCAAGCTGCCGAACTACCGGACGGCAGGCGGCGGCACCTATGCGCAGGTGAACCGTATCGAGTCGGTAGAGTTCACCGCCACGCTGCACGATCTGAGCCCGGAAAACCTGGCAATGGTCCTGTTCGGCACCGTGACCGAAGACACCGTCAACAACACGGCCACCATCGAGGCGCTAACTACTGGCGCGCAGACCTTCGAGATGGTCTTCAACGGCGTCAACGAGGCCGCCACCGGCAAGACCGTGACGGTAACCGTTCATCGCGCGAAGATCGGCGCCGCTCAAGGCCTCGGCTTCATCGGCGACGAGTTCGCTGCGCTGGAGATCACTGGCGAGGTACTGATCGACACCAGCATCGTTGGTGCCGGCCTGTCGCAATTCTTCAAGGTCGAGATGGACACCATCGCCTAAGCGCCCGAGTCCAAGCCCATCGGATCGGTGGGCTTTGGCGCGTGCGCCGGTGCGGCGCTCCATCTGAAAATCATATGAAAACCATATTAACTGCCGAATAACTCCTTGCTAGTGTTTCTGCTTGGGTCTATATTCCCTTTCAGCGCCGGTACTGGCGCCCACATGGAGGGGAGTGATGACGCAAAATATATCGATATCAACATTCGAAGACCTCGTGTTTGAGGTCGAGCAGGTTCGTATCGTTGTCCGAGGAAATCCACGGGATCTCGTTCAGGATTACGGATACGAGCGCAAAGCTGCAGGCAACACGTCCGTTACGGGCTGGCTAGAGACGCGGGTTTATCCGGCGCTCGAAGGCAAGTATTCCGTTGCGGTTGTTGATGGCAGCGGAGCGATACCGCACGGGAGAACTCATATGAGCAAGCTGCGCGGAAGCTACCTGGTCGAATAGCGGTAGGCAGAAACAAGGAAGCCCCAAGTGCTGGAACACCTGAGGCTTCGTACAACGTGAACACACTGGCAAGGATATTCACATGGACAAGTTTAACACAGCATCAGGCAATGTAATCCCGTTCAGCTTCGGAGCTCAGCCCGTCCGCGCTTTGTTGGATGACGATCAGCCATGGTTTTTCGCGAAGGACGTTTGTACCGCGCTGGCGCTGATGGACACGAACAAGGCTTTGATCGGGCTTGATGATGAAGAGAAGCGCGAACACGAACAGTATTCGGGTTCGGGAAGAAAGCCTGTTCTGATCAATGAGTCAGGTCTTTACTCGCTTATCCTTCGCAGCAGGAAAGCCGAAGCCAAGCGCTTCAAAAAGTGGGTGACCGCTGAAGTGCTCCCGGCCATCCGCAAGCACGGCCGTTACTCCGACGACAGCGGAAAGATGGCAACGCTGGTAAATGATGTGATCGGCGTCTCAGGCGCAAATCTTATCGGTGGAGTGATCAGTCAGAAGGTGTCGGTGCTCCCGGTGGGAGTTCAGCGCCAGGCCCGCCACCGGATGCACTCGGTTCTCCACACTCGCTTCAACGTGCCGCGCACCGAGCTGATCCCGGCCGAAAAGCTTGACGCAGCCTGCCAGTACATTGCGGCCTACGTGCTGGAGGGGGAATGGCTCGAAAGCAGCCAAGCGAAAGGCATGCAGTTGTCTGAGCGCGAAGTGCAGGCGCTCTACCTGATGATGAGCCACTACCACTTCGCCATGGAGTGGGCGATGAAGTCTGGAATCTACGCCATCGCGCGCATGACGGACTCAAGGCCGCTGTCAAACTTCAATGAGCACTTTTCAGAGATTGGCATGGGCTTCCGCACCCTGGACGAGCGCCGCGATGAGATTTATCGCATCTACAGTCAGCGCGGTGCCGGAGGGGGATACGCAATGCAGGCCGCAAGCTAGATAATTAGACAGCCCCGAACCCAGCCAAGCGCTGGGTTTCGGTGCTGGAGCCGTGCTAGATTCCTCTCTCCTATGGGGAGGGAGCCTTATGTTCAGGCTGTTATTTGCTGTGGCGTGCGCTGCCGCGGCCACTGGTGCTAGTGCTGCGCCGGTTTTCAAGTGCATAGACGCAGAGGGCAAGACTACATTCAGCCAGCACGGATGCGGATCAGATAGCTCCGGCTCCGTGGTCAAGCCGGAAGCCGCCAGGCCAAGCGGTGCCGGGCCTGCAGTAAAGTTGGCAACGCCAACTAATGAGCCTCCGCGACCGAGGGCAAAGCGGAGATTCAATCACTGTGGTGATCTAACGCAGGTCGATATTGCATACCTGAATGGGCGCGGCCAAATCCAAGTAGGGATGACGGCTGACGATGTGCGCCGATCTATCGGCGGCCCTACCGAAGTTAACCGTGCGTCTTACGGAGATCAGTGGATATATGTGCAGCAAGACGGCTCACGTCTGTACCTCTACATAGATCCTAATGGTTGCTTCACGGCGTGGAACTAAGGAGGGAACCTTATGCAGTGCCCGAAATGCAAATATGAGCCGACGATGAGCGAGATGCAGCGCAGTCCGGATGATTGCGTGAAGTGTGGCGCCAATTACGCGACCTATAAGGCGCCGACTGCTGCAGAGAAACTTGCTGCGGGAATCAAGTGGGCTAGAAGCGCCGTTGCTGATGGCCGGCAGCGGCGCAGGGGGCACCTGTATTGTCCGTCATGCGGCGCGACAAGCGACGGCTGCACTCACACGCGTGGCTCTATCTTTATCGAGCTGGTGCTCTGGCTGTGCCTCCTACTTCCAGGGCTGATCTACAGCATCTGGCGGTTATCTTCACGCCAGCAGGTTTGCCCATCCTGCCGAAATCCCGGGCTGATACCTATCACTTCGCCTAAGGCGAGGAAAGAGCTTGGCCTAGGCTGAGCAACGACTCAAATAAGACCCGCTTCGGCGGGTTTTTTATTGCCCAAAGGAAAAGTCATGTCAGACCTGCAAATCCTGTTTCCGAAGCCTGTTTCTGTGATGGTTGAGGGTCGGCCGGTGTTTATCAAGCCGGTTCAGTTGCAGGACTTTGAGGCGTTCGGTGCCGCAGCTGGCCCGCTGCTCACGCTCATGGCTGATGCCACCCCGACTGAACTTTATGCCTACGCAGCCAAGAGCGATGCAATGGCTGTAATCCTCGGCAAATGCACATCGCTAAGCGCCTGGCGCCGCAAGCGCTTGCCGCTCGCCACCGCAGTGGAGCTGATGTTACACGTCATCAAGGTTAACTCTAGTTTTTTCGACCAAGCCCTGGTAAGCGCGGCGAAGGTGCTGGCTGGGGCGCAGTTGTCCAGTCGCTGATTGCGGCCGGACATTCGCTGGCCGACATTTCGCAGTACACCCTGGCTCAGATCGAGCTTTTCACCGCTGAAGCCGCTGAGGCTGACAAAGCGGACGCCAGACTGGCGCTGATCATTGCTCGCGGCAGCCAGGCGGACAAAGACGGCTTCAAGAAGATCATGAAGGAGTTCTCGTAATGTCCAGAGTCAAGACAGAGCTGGTCATTGACGGGAAGAACAACACAAAGAAGGCGTTCGGCGAGGTTGACAGCGACCTGGGGCGGCTCAGCGGATCGGCCAAGGCGGCCGGCGCTGCCATCCTGGCCGCGTTTTCGGTCGGTGCTGTTGCTGGCTTCGTAAAGCAGAGCGCGCTTGCTGTCATCCAAATGGATCGCATGGCGAAGCTGTCCGGCGCCACATCCGAGCAGTTCCAGAAGTGGGCCTATGCTTCGCGCACAGTTGGCATCGAGCAGGACAAGCTCGGCGACATCTTCAAGGATGTTCAGGATAAGGTCGGTGACTTCTTGCAGACCGGCGGCGGGCCGCTGGCTGACTTCTTCGAGAACATCGCGCCGGCTGCTGGCGTCACTGCCGAGCAGTTCCGCAACCTGTCAGGCCCTGACGCGCTGCAGCTGTACGTCAAGACGCTGGAGAGCGCGAACCTCTCGCAGTCGGAGATGACCTTCTACATGGAGGCCATTGCCAGTGATGCATCGCTGTTGCTGCCGCTGCTGCGCGACAACGGAGCGGCTTACGCTGAGCTTGCGCAGCAGGCAAAAGACTTGGGGCTCATCCTCAGCGGCGACACCGTCCAGCAGGCCAGCGAGTTCAATCAGTCGCTGAACGCGCTTGGCGCGATATCGCAGGGCGCCGGGCAGCAGATTGCCGCGGAACTCCTGCCGTCGCTCAATGAACTGAGCGGCCTTATGGTCGACGTTTCAAAGGAGGGCGCCTACGCCAGTCGCGTAGCTGAAGTGCTCGGCTTTGCCATGAAGGTGCTGGCATCCACTGCCATCATCGCAGGCAATGGCTTCGGCAACCTTGGTCGGCGTATTGCTGGCGCCGCGGCTGCTGCGGTTGCTACTGCAAAAGGTGACTTTGCCCAGGCCGCCGAAATCCTGCGCATGGTCGGCGAAGACAACGAGCGCGAAACGAAGCTGGCCATGGAGCGCGTCACCAAGTTGTGGTCTGACGGATACTCAGATGTTGGTCGCCAAGTCTCAGGCGTAAATGCCGCCCTATCCGCCTCAACTGAAGAGACCGGCAGGCGGGTTGTGAAAACGACCGATGAGATGAAGGAGGCTTACAAGAGCCTCAGCGCCGATGCCAAGAAAGCCATCAGCTCCATCACGGCAGAAGAGCGCAAGGCTGCTTCCGAAGTCGAGAAAATCCGCAAGGAACGACTCGCTATTGAGGAGCGTTACTCTGCCGCCATAGCTCAGCTGGGTGGCGGGGCGGGTCAGTCCTCCTACGGCGCGGCGCAAGCGCTCAAGGTTGGCGCCAGGCAATCGCTGGAAGCTGGCGATCTGGAGGGTGCGAAGCGCCAAGCTCAGCAAGCCCTGCAGATGCTGCTTGATCTGCAGGCAGCAGGCGAGAACACCTACGGTCTGACCGGCTTCGCCAAGGAGCTGCAGGCGATCGAGATGCAGGCGAATTCGCTTGAGCAGACGGCCGCTGATCAGAAGTTGGCGCAGATCACAGCAGAGCTTGAGCGCGTGCAAAAGCTGTCCGACGTGAAGATAACTGTCGGCATGACGCCTGAAGCCATCGAGGCCGCCAAGCAGCAGCTGCAGCAGCTGGCCGAATACCTCGGCAAGCAGATGGTTATCACCCCGACGATCGCCGCGCCATCGGGCGACTTCAGTCAGGAATACACGCTGCAAGACCCAGGCCCCGAGCCGAGAAAGTACGCCACTGGCGGATATATCAGCGGCCCAGGGACCGGAACCAGCGACAGCATCCCGGCGTATCTCTCCAATGGCGAGTACGTCATCAACGCTGCAGCCGTGCGCAAGCTTGGCAAGCGGCATCTCGACATGCTCAACCGCGGCATTCCTATTCCTCGGTTTGCCGATGGCGGCATGGTTGGGACTGTCTCGAGTCTGCAGATGGCCAGTCCCGACAACTTGGGCATCGTGAAATTCGATCTCGGCGGCACGCAGTTCACCATGTACGGCGACGCGGGGCAGGTTGACGGCATCCGCCTGGCCGCCAAGAAGTTCGGCCGCACTCACCGGAGTTAACCATGCCACAACCTCAAATCATGCTCGGCGGCTTGCCGGTCGTGCTGCACGCTGGTGCGCCGGTTTTGAGCGAGGAGCCTATCGGCGGTGAAACGTCGATGCGGATGAGCGACGGCGCGCTGGTATCGATGACGCATTGGGAGCGGGTGTCCGGCACGATCAGCGGGAATGGCTGGATGCCGCCAGGGCTTCACGGCCTGGACTACAGCCAGCCGTTGGAGCTGCGGTCGACGAAGGTGCAGAGCGTGACGGGCACGGCCCTAACACACACGCTGCGCGGAACGCCGCGGCCGGACGTCGCGCCATGGGCTCAGGCGCTGGTCGGGGACGATTGGGTCAACACGCCCTGCAGCGTCACCGATGGCGTCGCTACCGTAACGGCCGTCGCCGGCGCAACGCTCTACCGCGTCTGCTGGATGCCGATCTACAGCGTCAAGGCCCGTCGCCCATCCGAAACGCAGGATTCAGGAACTGCAAGCCATAGCTGGTCCATCACCTGGGAAGAAACCTAATGCTCAACGCCTCGCCACTCAACGCCGTGCCGCTGAATGGCGTAGCTGGATCGTCTGCCGAACCGGAGTACATCGTGCGCGGCCAGTCGTTTGTGTGGGCGCTGCGCGTATTGGTGGGCGGGCTCGACCTGACGCCCATGCTCACCGGAACGGTCACCGTTGACCGGGAAGAGGGCGCCGCGGGCATCGCTGGCTTCGATCTGTTCATCGCGCCAGGCGTAGCCGTCGTGCCTCCCGACTGGAAGGGTCGGACGGTGTCGATCGACTACATCAGCACGAGCCAAGGCGAGACGACAGAAGCGCGCAGCTACACCGGCCAGATCAGTCGAGCCGACTGGAACCCGGTAAACCGCGTGCTGAGCTGCGAATGCTCCGACCAGCTACAGCAGCGGGTCGAGGGCATGACGATTGCGGCCATCAATATGCTGGTCGGTGGGTATTGGTCGGAAGACCTGTTCGAGCCGGTCGAGGGCCGCAGCCATTGGGACTATGCCCGTGAGCGCCTTAGCACGCGCACCGCCAGCCTGGACTGTTCCGCTTACGGCGATCTGCGCGTGACGAGCTGGTATGCCACGGCGCCGCATTTCGTGTTTGGCCCAGGCACAACGCTTTATCAGCAGATCGACCTGCAGCAATCCGACCTTGAGGCGACGACAAACCGCGTCGAGATCGAATTCAGCTACCGCTATCAACGCCTCTGGCAGTTGAACGAGGGCTACAGCTGGACTCACGTCAACGCGGGCGGCGGCCAGAGCGGGTTCTGTAACTGGCGCACGTGGGCGACCGAGCTGCCCGATACAGACATGATTGCCAGCGCCGTCTCTGGAAGCGGCCAGCAGCTGATCGGCGGCGTGGGCGGCTACAAGCTGCCGCTGTCCATGGCTAACCCGTGCGGCGACGGTAACGGCTGGGTCAACACCTTCGACAACCTCTGGCTTTCGGCTTCGTTCACCGGTGCCAGGCGCTGGGTGCAGAGCGTAACCGAGAGCTACAAGCTTGTGCTGTCCACTACTGCAGGCGAGTCAGAGCTGACGCGCATCGTTCAACGCGCCGGCTACAACGTGGCCATCGAGCGCGATCAGGCAGAGAGCTGGGGCAGCGATCCGATCCGCGGTGGCGGAACTGGCAGTCAGGACCTGTCCGACGAAGGCCGGCGCAGCAATGCCATCGCAACCGCGCTGCGTATTGGTCAGGCGATGATCGTCGGCGCTCACCGGGAGACGACGCTCAGCTGGGATGTCCCGACCAGCATGGCGATGGGCATCGACCTGTGGCACACGCTTGAGATCGCCGACCAGGGCGTTCATGCGGTCGGCAAATGCCGGCGCATCGTCCACCGGTTCGATCTTGGCAGCGGTGAAGCGATCACCTCGCTGAGCATTGCGATCATGCGCGGCGGCGGCGTCAGTGACGCGCTGACTGTCCCCGCGCAGCCAGATACCAGCCTGCCGCCGTTCACGCCGTCGGCTCAGCTGCTGCTGGGCACCCAGCTCGGCGGCCGCCAGGTTGACCCGTACACGGGCTTTCCCATCGGCCCCTATGACGATGATCGGCCTGGCTTCTCGGGCAACTACGACGCGAACGACAACATGCCGGCTGAGTTCTACCCGCGCCGATTTGACATCGATGCCCGAGAAATCGGTGCTGAGTATCGCGACGAGCGCACCGCCTCGGCCGAAGCGTTCTATCGCATCGGCATTCCCAATGATTTGCTGGAGCTATGACCATGACCAATGAGGAACGGCGCCGCGCCTCCGGTGCGGCCATGGAGGCAAGCCGGCGCGGGAGCGGTGCCGCTATGGAGGCGAGTCGGCGGGCTAGCGGTGCTGCGATGACGGCGCGCCGCACCGGCAAGAGCGTGGCCGACGACATTCAGTCGCTTACTGCCCCTCAGCGCCAGGCCAAGCCACTGCCTCGCATCGATCCGGTCGGGCCGCTACCAGCGCAGCGCGGGCGCGGAACATCGCCTGCACCGGTTGCCAGCGGCGGCGGCGGCGGAGGCATTGCTAGTCCGCTGACTGAAAAAACGCGCGCCGAAAACGGCAAGCAAGTGCCTGATCGCGACTATTACCCCGAGGCCTTGCTACCCACCACTGATGGCCTGGTTTGGGCGCGTTGGCGCGGCGTTAAAACCATACGGATGACAGACGCTAACGGTGAAACGGTGGTGATGGAGTACGGCAATGACCTATCCGAATAGCCCGCTCGACGAGGTGCCGGTCGTGTGGGGTTGGCCCTGGCATGGGCTCATCGAGAGCCCAGCCCAGGCCGGCCCGCCGTGCGAACTGATTTTGCCCAGCGGTAAGCGGATGCCCTGCTCAGCTGACGGGGCCTTTGCGCATAACACCCACCTCTGGGACATCGGCATGGCTGAGCCAGACGTAGAGAGCGACGACCCCGATGAGCAATGGCTGAACAGGGCGATTGTCCGCTCCCAGTACCTGGGCGGCCCCCAAAAAAGCGCGTTTTGCTACGGGGACATGTCGTTCGGGTTAGATCATCCGATGTACGTCCCTATGTTCGGGGTTCTGCGCCGCCAGCTGGCGCTACAGACCTGGGGGGTGGGCGCCAACCAGGGCGTTCTGGTCTCGCTGAGCGTGGGCCGGCGTTTCGTAACCAGCATTGAGCTGAGTCGCGCGCAACTGCAGATTCCCAATGTGTCATACCTTGGGAATGCGCTCGACAGCTACCGAATCCAGCTGATGGACGAAAGCCCTGATGGCCGCTCAGCCCTGTACTGGATCGCCCCGCGCAGGCTGATTGGGGCCACGGAGTACCTAACGGTTGGTCGCACGCTGCTGGAGGTCTCAATCACTGGCGACCCGGAGGTCGGCTTTGGGCTCACGCATCGCCTCGTTGCGCCGTATTCAGTCCAGGCCGAGGTCTACCGCTATCCGAAATTGTCGGACAAGGGCGAGTTCATGATGGTCCGGTGGGCTGACTCGCCCACTCACGAGAACATCGTCGCGGTGCGTGGAAACCAAACCCCGCCCCCGGGCTATGACTACTGGGTTGGCGAGGCGCCAGACGGCACGGCCGTCCACTCTGAGTATTTCGAGTCGCCAGTATGGGCCTGGTACAACCCCGATGGCTCCATCGAGGTAACCACGTGGCGCAAAGATCGAATGGACATCCGCGAGTACACCACAACCGCACAAGGGGCAGGAGCGGGCTTCAGCATGGTCGATACCCGGACGGTGACGCTGACCAACTCGAAAGGCTCGGTCTCCGGCGTGCATGTGTATCGCGAGTCAAGAAGCGTAGCGGGGGGCATTTTGAGCTGGGAGACCGGCGAGTCCGTCTACGGTGAGCAACTTTACACTGAGTCAGGCTCCTACCCCATAGAGGGGTCATGGTCCGAGCCTGTGGACTGGGCGCCTGACGACCCGCCGCCGGTAGACACAAACCCCGTGCTCACCAGCACGGTGTATCCCGATGCGGTGATCATTATATCGAACAACATCCTGGCCACCCGGTACGGCAGCGTCGATATCTCCGGCATCCCAAATACGGAGGTCTGGTGCGGCGATGCGCTCTACCCGGGCGGGGTCGACCACGGACTCAAGAAATTTGAATTTGGAGCCCCTGGCGGCGGCACGCTTTCGGCCTGGCAGATCGGGTCCTACAACCCGATAACAGGCCAGGTTGTTCGCAACCTTTCCGACAGATACCGCAGCTGGGTGTAGATATGAATTACATAAACAACTGGCAGTACGAACTGACCGCCGGGCTCAGCCCTGCCCAAGCTACCTTGCCGCTCCCTGCTGGGGCCATCAGTCGCCTGGCCTTGGTGGAGGGCGCCGAATACCTGCTCACGCTGTCCGCAACTCTAAACCCCACGACGCCCGGCGAAACCGAAATCATCCGCCTGACCGGGCACGCTGACGGGTACAGCATCGCGCGCGGCCAGGAGGGGACGCTCGAAGCGTACTGGCCGGCGGGCACGCTCATTTGGTGCGCCATCACTGCCGGCGCGCTTGCTGACGTTTTCACCCAGCTGGCAGCGCTCGCCGCGCGCGTCGAGGCGCTTGAGAGCGGGGGCAGCGACCTGCCGGCCAATGCGCTGATCGATAGCGACGGCAGGGCGCTTACCGACGACCAAGGCAACCATCTCATCTACGGAGCTTAAATATGTCGAGCGTTGAGCATGTACTATCCGGCGCGGGCGCGCCCACCGATGCCCCTCCCAGCGTGGCGGCCCACTATGTCGACACGGCCACCGGGCACCATTACATCTCCACCGGTACCAGCTCACCCGCCGACTGGCAGCCTCAGTTGCGCGTCTACCTGAGCGACGGACAGCCGCCGTGGCCGACCGGCCCGGCGATGGGGTTCGATGCCACCTATCCCGGAAAGGTTTGGGTGAGCCGGTTTTATCTGGACCCCAACGACAACCCCTATTGGGAGTGGGCCGAGCTGCCGCTCAGCTGATAGTCCGCCGCCCCGCGCCCACTCCGGTGGGCTTTTTTACGCCCGGAGCAACCATGCAGCCAGCAAAACTCGATCTGCACATCGTGCAGGGCTCGACCCTGCGCGACACCCTGCGGCTGATGCAGCCGCGCTATGAATACCGGCCGATCACCGCGCTCGGCGGCTCGCCATTGCGCCTCACCGTAGACCACGGGCTGCCGGGCAACTGGCTGGCATGGGTTCAGGGTGTCAGCAATATGCAGGGCGTCAACCGCTCGCCGCGCGAAAATCCGCACCGCGTCACCGTGGTGGACGAGGCCACCTTGGAGATCAACGCACTCTCTGCGTTCGGCCTCAACCCCAGCGGCGGGCAGCTGATCTACAAGCCCCCGGTGGACTTGGCCGGCGCCACCGCTCGCATGCAAATCCGCGCGCAGATAGGCGGGGCAGTGCTGCTCGAGCTGACCACTCCCAACGGCGGGCTGGTCATCACTGGCCCCGGAACGATCACGCGAACCATCAGCGCTGCGCAAACCGCCGCCCTCACCTGGACCGATGGCGTGTATGACCTCGAGGTCGAGTATGCAGACGGCACCGTTCAGCGCTACCTGCAGGGAGCCGTCACCGTCAGTCGTGAGGTGACCACATGAGCACCGTAGCAATTTGCGGTGACCCCGAGGTGCTGGTCATTGAGGCTGGCACCGAATATGCCGTCGGCCTCGAGCCGGACGCTGAGACGGTCGTCGTCATGGCGGGCGAGCAGGGGCCGCCCGGCGTCAATTCCGCAACGGGCGACTTCTTCCAGGTTGGCAACCGCTTCTCCGAGCTCACGACCGAGCAAGCCAAGGCCGAGGCGCGCGCCAACCTCGACCTGCAAACCATCGACGGCGGCACCTTCAATTAAGGAATCACACCCATGGCAACACGTCTTCAGCTGAAACGCGGCATCAAGGCCAACCTGCCCACCTCCGGGATGCTGTCCGGCGAGCCGATGGTCACCACTGACCGCGGAACTCTGCACGTCGCGACCGACGCCACAACGAAGCTGCCAGTCGTTCCGGCTATCGATGACTTGGCAACCCTTGCCGCGGTCGATGGCGCAACCGACCTCCTGATCATTCACGACGCCAGTGAGGCGGCCGGGCAGAAGGAGAAGAAGCTCACCTTCAACGCATTCAAGACCGCGCTGAACATTCCAGAAGGGACTGCGGATGAAAAGGTCGCCGTAGTGGCGGGCGGGACTTCTGGCTACCTGTGGGGAACCGATGGCACCGACGGCGTGCTTCGCATGAACGCCTCGATGGCAATGACCAAAGACGCCAGCAATGGCTTCGTCACCCTAGCTGTCGAGCTGGTTGACGGCGGCACCTTCTAATCTCGCTCGGAGCCCATCAATATGGCGCGCGTACTCACCAAGAAGTCGACCGTCCCTGGCAAAGTGCCTCTGGCGGCCGACCTCGAAATTGGCGAACTGGCGGTCAATACCGCCGACGCCAAGCTATACACCAAGCACAGCGACAACACCGTCAAGCAGCTGGGCATTGCGACAAACGACAGCCGCCTCACCGACGCCCGCGAGTGGACGGCATCGACCGTCACCCAGGCTGAAGCCGAAGCCGGAACCGCCACGACCCGCCGCGCCTGGACCGCTCAGCGCGTGTTCCAGGCGATCGCTGCCTGGTGGGCTGCCAGCGCGATGAAGACCAAGCTGGACGGCATCGCTGCCGGGGCTACGGCCAACGCAACGGATGCCCAGCTGCGCGACCGGGCCACCCATACCGGCACCCAGGCGATTAGCACCGTGTCCGGCCTGCAAACGGCTCTCGATGGGAAGCTGGCGACCAGCGCCCGCGGAGTTGCCAATGGCGTCGCCTCGCTCGACGCCAACGGCCTCATCCCGCCTATGCAGCTGCCGAGCTACGTCGATGACGTGCTCGAGTACGCAGCGACGAGCAACTTCCCGGCTACTGGCGAGACCGGAAAAATTTACATTGCCATCAACGGCGCGAGTGCTGCGGACCCGACCAAACAGTACCGCTGGACTGGTACCGCCTACAGCGAAATCACCTCGTCACCAGGCAGCACGGACGCTGTGCCGGAAGGCACTGGCAACCTCTACTTTACCGCCGCTAGGGTGCGCAGCACTGTGCTGACCGGGCTCAGCCTGGCCAGCTCTGCAGCGGTGGCTGCGTCGGACAGCGTGCTGGCAGCGTTCGGAAAGTTGCAGGCGCAGCTTGGGCTGAAAGCTCCGCTGGACTCGCCTGCGCTAACGGGCAACCCAACTGCGCCGACGCCAGCTACTACCGACAACGACACGTCTATTGCGACCACGGCGTTCGTCCGGGCGGCGATGGGGTTGTTTGGGGTGGGTAAGGAGGGTAGTACTTATCTGGCAACGCCTTCTGCAACTAGCGGCGTAGATTCAACTACAGACTGGAACACTATTACGTCGCCTGGCTGGTGGCATAAGTTACTAGGCACAACGAACCCCAATAATCCGGGCGGTGGCACGTCATTCTGGTACTGTCTGGTACTAGAGTACGGCGGCACCAGCAACTGCACCCAGCTCGCTATTTCGTATGGAACTGGATCAAATGCAGGCACATTGAAGTGGCGCACGCGCTACGGCGGAACTTGGTTTGCTTGGCAAGACGTCTGGCACACCGGCAACTTCGACCCCGCAACCAAGCAGGACAAGTCCACGCTCATCACAACGGCCACCAGCCGCACGCTGGCCCTGACTGACGCGTGGAACTACGTGCGCCCAGGCACGACTGGCGCCATTACGCTGACAGTGCCAACAAACGCATCCGTGGCGTTTGACTACGGCACCGAGATCACCATCAGGGCATCGGGGAACATCACGCTGGCCGCTGCGACTGGCGTCACGCTGAACGCTCCGTCTGGCGGCACGCTCAGCATGACTGCTCGCATGACCGTGACGCTCAAGAAAGTCGGCGCGAACGAATGGGACGTGATCGGCCAAACGGTGGCAGCATGATGCCCGGTGTAGTGGCGACCTTTCCGAGAAAGGCTGAAACCCCAGGGGAGTACGTGATAACACGTGGCACCAATGAATTCGGTTACTCGGGGTATTCGGGTTACTCGGGCAACGTCTCTGACGGCCCGTTCGGCAGCTCGCACCCACCCAAGCCAAGCGCAGACCCCATGTCCACGGGCGGGAGCGAGACAGCCGGGGAGCTGATGGCGGTTTACTGGTCTGAGGGGCAGTTATCTGTATTGGTTCGTGGCGTGTCTAGCGAGGCGGGGATACCGTTCAGCACGATGACAATCGGTTCAGCTGCGTTTTCCAAAAGCGCCGCAACAAGTTTCGCCAGTTATGGCGCCTACAGTCGCCTCAACTTCAACGCGACACAGAACCCTTTTTCCAGCGCGAGCGTAACCCTGAAGTTCACGTGACGCAGGCTAGGCGGCAAAAACCGCTACTGCCGTCACGCCGACTGCACGCCAGCGGTGCGAAACTGAATCCCCCGTCCATGCAAAAAGGAATTTGCTCATGCCCGCACTCGGCCGCATTTTAATCGCGTTCGGCCTTGGAGCAGCGCTCCTGTTCGGAGGCTACTGGGCCGGCGCCCAGCAGGGGATGCGTGTAGCCGAAACACCTGTCATTTTCGCCGAAGACTGTGCGCCCCCGATCTGATTAACCATTCGCTATATCGCCCGCTCTCGCGCTGCTGCCTGCGCGCCATACAAAGGAGTGACCATGCAAACATCACAAAGAGGCATCGACCTCATCAAGCGGTTCGAGGGGCTGCGGCTTACCGCGTATCCAGACCCCTCAACCGGTGGCGATCCCTGGACAATCGGGTACGGCACAACGCGAGGCGTTCGGCCCGGCATGACCATCACATCAGCTCTAGCTGAAGAAATGCTGCGCGCCGATCTGGAGCGGTTCGAGAACGCCATCGGTCGACTGGTCACTGCGCGGCTCTGCCAGCACCAACTGGATGCGCTAGTGAGCCTGACCTACAACATTGGCGAGGGCGCGCTTCGTGACTCGACGCTGCTGCGCAAGCTCAATGCGGGCGACTACGTCGGCGCCGCAGCTCAGTTCGAGCGATGGGTCAATGCCGGCGGAAAGATCATGCCTGGACTGGTCAAGCGCCGTGCTGCCGAGCGGGCCTTGTTTGAGGATGCGGCATGACCTGGCTAAAGCTGCTCCCGTCGTGGCTCTGGTGGCTGTCTGCGCTGCTCATTGTCGGCGGGGTGCAGCAGTACCGCGTCATGGATGCCAAGGGCGAGCTATCTGATGCGCGCCTTGAATGGTCCGAAACCGCACGCCAAGCCGAAGCGCAAGCCCGAACGGAAGAACAACGTCGCCAAGTCGCAGTCGAGGGAATACGCCGTGACGCACAGGAAAAGATCGCCGCTGTTGCCGCTGATGCTGCTGCCGCTGATGACGCTGCTAGCCGGCTGCGCGCACGAGTCGCCCAGCTATCACGCAGACCCGCCAGCTGTGCCGGTTCTGCCGGTGGAGGGGATGCAGCCGACCCCGCCAGAGATCTGCTTGCCGTCATGCTCAGCCGGATTGATGCGGCTGCGGGAGGAATTGCTGAATTTGCCGATCGCAGCCGAGCGGCAGGACTGACCTGCCAGCGATCGTATGGAGCAGTGAGGGGGAATTAGAGTTGCCCGGACGGGCTGAGATAGGGGGAATTCCTTCCCCAAAACGCAAATGTAAGTGTTTGATTCTATTTGCGCGGGAGATTGCGCAAAAGAGCGGATTTCTTAGCGTGTGAAATGGCCGAAAGCCGTGCGGCACTAGGCGTTGAGCCTGATCCGTGCGGCGTCCCAGGCTTTGATTCCGTATAGGCACAACCGCTGATCTGATTCGGACATAAACGACTCTCCAAGGCTCCTGCAAAACTGGACGGCGGATTATGCCACGCCTCGCCGGGCTATGGAGGCGAGCATGCCTATCGAGCTGCGTTGCGCCGCGAATGACGCGCAACCTCAGGCCTTTCCCGCCTCGCCCAGCGCCTGTGCGATGGCCTGCTCGTTTTGCGGACGTACGACACGCGCTAGCTCCTGGCCGTTCTCCAGCAGGATCAGCGTCGGCCAGAGCTTGACCCGGAACGAACGTCCTAGCGGGCGCCCCGGGCCGTCCTCGATCTTCAGATGAGAAATGCCGCTGCGCTTAGCCAGGGCCTTTGCCAGCAGCGGCTGAGCCGCTCGGCAATGGCCGCACCAGGCGGTGCCGAACTCCAGCAGCACGGGGCCTTCCAGCGCGTCCACTTCGGCGCGGCTCGGTTCGATGTTCGCGTAGTGTTCGGTCATTTCCAC